AACAAGACAGACGCTTGTTGATGCAATCGAAAGACGTGGAGAACGCCAAAAGATTGTGGGTAACAAAAAGCTGTCATTTTTAGAAAGTAAAAAAGATTTGCAAGAAAACGTTTAGTTATGGCAAAAACAATAACAACAACATTTGGTGGTAAGACATTAGAAATTACAATGAATGAAGACGCTGCTAGAGTTATGGCAGATGGAGATCTAGACAATGATCAAAAAATTCAAGAGCTAACTAAACTAGGACTTGTAAAAGATGTTACTGAATCAGAAGATTTAGACGAAATGCATGAAGGGGGCATTATGGATTTAGGTCCATATGAAAGGTTTAAAAAAATGTATGGACTTTAATAATTAATTTAATAGAAATGAAACATTCAAAAAAGAAAATGTATCCAGGTGGCGGTCATATGAAAAAAGGCAAAGCCAACAATAACATGCCCAAGCAACAAATGGCTATGGGTGGTAAAATGAAACCAGTAGATGCTAAAAAGAATCCTGGACTAGCTAAATTACCTACAGACGTAAGAAACAAAATGGGCTTTATGGAAATGGGCGGCAAGATGAAATCTGACGAAGACTTTATGTATGGCGGTAAGATGATGAAGAAAATGAACAAAGGCGGAAAAATGAGTATGCCAGGCTTCAAAAGTTTCACAGGAATATCAAGTCTAGGAACACCTAAATCTGACAAGCCAGCAAGACGCAGAAAGAAAATGATGAAGGGTGGCAAGATGAACTATCCTGGTGGTGGCATGATGAAGAAAGGATCTATGTATCCTGGTGGCGGTAGAATGCAGCATGACTAATGGCTAAAAAACAACCTCCTAAATTAGCAAACCTAAGATATAGGTTTAATAAGTTATTTAAAGAGGGTGATTTTAGAAAAGCTAAAGAATTAAGCAGGTACTCTCAGTCTATTCACGGTGTGAATTTAGACGAAGAGTATCATTCTAAGTTAGCAGCTAAACAAGATCCTCGCGATCCATTTGGCTTGGGTAAAGTATCAGGGTTTAAAAAGCAGAAGTATGGTTAATTTTAAAAAAGACTACAAAGATTCTGGTGTAAGATCTACACACAGAACTAGAGTTCCAAGAGTTACTCTTACTAAAGTAGAGCCTGCTGATGATGATAAAAGAACCAGAGCAGAGCTTTTGGATTCTATTGAAGATTTATTTCAAAATACATTTCAATCAGGAAGAAAACAATCATACGATAAAGAGATAGATTTAGAAAGTCTAAGGTCTATTCTTACCATGCTTGTGTTGTCTGTTACAAATAATTCAGATGATTCAGTTGGCGCTACGCAACAGCAAATAGATGCTATAAATGCTAATACATCTAAAACAGGAATTACCGCTGATCAAATTCGTGATATACAAGCAAATAATGCTAAAAATAGTATAACGACATCACAGTCTAACGCTATAACAGCTAATACTGCAAAGACAACGTTTCCTGGTTTTGGCACAACATCAGGCAAATCTTTAGAAGGCGATACTACAACTATTAGTACATCACAAGCTAGTGCCATTACTGCAAACACATCTAAAGTAAGTCAAGGATTAAATACAGCAAACTCAAGCATGACATTTGATATACTTGAAAACAGAGGGGCATATAGTATAAGAATTAATGTCGTATGCAATGATGGCAGAACAAGAACATTTACAACAAGTTTAAGATAAATGCCAAAAGCTAAACAAGATCCACAAAGATATAGACCTGTTGCAAATAACGGACATCCTGATTTAAATCCTGAATCAGTATCCTATCAAGAGTATTGGGAACAAGAGCTCGATAGATGCATCAATGGTTTTAAGCCAAAGGGCATGAAAAAAATATCTGGCAAGCACTATTTTTATTTAAACTATTATAAAATATTAGGTAATGATGGTACAAGTGGATCACGTAAAACTTTGATAAGTCCTTGGTATAGACAAATGGATCATGAATATTTTGATCTTTATGAAACGTGCAAACAAGATAACAAGGGCATGATAGTTATCAAAGCTAGGGATAAGGGTTTTAGCTATATGAACTCTGGCATGATAGCACACGAATATACATTTTTTCCATTTAATGATGTGGGTATAGCAGCTGGTCTACAAGCTACTGCAGATGCATTTTTTGATAAAACTAAAAAAGGTCTTAACGGATTACATTCTAACTTTAAACATTCTATACTTAAAGATACTGATGGTATATTAAGATCGGGTTACAAGCAAAAAAACAAAGATGGCAAATGGGAAACAGGTGGATATCAATCTACTATAATATGTCGTACTATGGATAACCCAGAAGTATTCAAAGGTGAGCGTGTATCACTTATGGTTTTTGAAGAAGCTGGTGAGTTTAAACATTTAAAGAATGCATACATGTCTTCTAAAGCATGTTTTATGGATGGTAACTTGCAGTTTGGAGTTCCTGTTGTAGGTGGTACAGGTGGTGATATAAGTAAAGCATCAAAAGATTTTATGGATATGTATTACGAATCTGATGCATACAACTTAATACCAATGTTTATACCAGCCTCGCGCGCATACTATGGATATTTTGATATAAATAGTGGAGAAGAAAAAGTAGAAGAAGCTAAATCTGTTTTACTAAAAGAAAGAGAAACTATAACAAAATCAGGCGATAGAGAAGCATATAACTTACACATACAGAACTACCCATTAACAATACAGGAAGCATTTTTAAATACTAAGACTGCAAGGTTTGATAACTCACTATTGAATTCACAAAGATCTAGAATATTAGGCAGTAAAGATTATAGAAGTCAAGTACAAAATGGTTATTTAGATTGGGAGTTTGATGAAAACGATGACTACATAGTAAGATGGAGACCACATCCCGATGGGCCATATAAAATATTAAATCATCCAGAACCAAAATTTAAAGATTTAGACATAGGAGGTATTGATTCGTATGATCAAGATCAAGCAGGCGCATCCGACTCTTTGGGAAGTGCAATAATTTATCGTAGATTTGTAGACACAGATCATGCAAGTGATTATGTGGTAGCAGAATACACAGACAGACCAGATAAAAAGGAAGACTTTTGGGATGGTTGTTTAAAGTTAGCTGTGTATTATAATGCTAAAATGTTGGTAGAATATACCAAAATAGGAATACTAGATTACTTTAAAAGAATGAATGCTTTGAAGTATCTAAAAGAAAAACCTGAATCAGCACACAATCCTGGAACTAAAACTAGAAACAGGTATGGTGTGCATATGAATAAACAGGTTAAGTCTTTAATGGAAGATTTAATGGATGATTATATTAGAGAAAACGTTAGAGATATTTGGTTTTTAGATTTGATTGAAGAATTAGCATCATATGGAACTAAAAACACTGACCGAGCTATAGCCTTTGGTCTATGCTTAATACATAATGTAGATAACTACAGAATACAAGCAAAAGAAGTAGAAGCTGAAACTGCAGATGTTGGTTTCAAATATTATAAATTAGATAGAAACGGTGTACCGAAATTAATTAAATAATGTATAACTCAAGTCAATCATCATTTCCAGCGCAGTTTGTGTTGGAGTCAGAAAAAACAGAAGAATGGGCAAATCAATGGGTAAACGCTGTAGTAGCATACATGTCCTATACAGAGTCACCATACAAAAACTCTAGATTAAACGATATACAAAATTATAATATATATAATGGTAATTTAGATTTAGAAGACTTTAAGTATATTACTGAGCAGTATGGTATGTCTTATCCTGCTCGTCTAGTAAACTATCCTATTATATCACCGAAGATTGACTTGCTTGTTGGTGAAGATTTAAGAAGACCTATTGACGTAAAAGTTTCTACTACTAATAAAGAAGCAGTTCTCAGAAAAGAAGATGTCAAAGTTAATCTAATAATGAAGCAATTGACTGAAGATATACATAAAGAATTTGAACAGACGCATGGAATACCATTGCCTGAGGCAACAGAAATGGAAGTGCCTGAGGATATTGATTTATACATGAGATACAACTATCGTGAAATGGTAGAAGAAACTGCACAAGATGGTCTTGAGTATTTAATGCAACGATATAATTATAAAAATTTATTTAAGGAAGGATTCAGAGACATGTTAGTCACTGGCAAAGAGTTTTTTAAAATATACGATCATAATGGTGATCCATATGTGAGGCGTGTAGATCCAAGAAACATAGTATATGAAATAAATGCATCGTCTGATTATTTAGATGATTCATCTTGGGTAGGAGAAGAACGTTATTTATCATATAGTGAAATACTTGATGAATTTAGAGATGAATTGGATAGAGATGATTTAGAAGAATTATCTGCTATGTATCAGATAGGGGGATATGATGATTTAGCAAGATACAACGATCCTTTTGATTGGATTGACTATCAAGAAGGACAAGAGGTTAAGATTCGTGTAGTATCGGTAGAGTGGAAATCTATAAAAGCATTGAAGTTTAAAATTTCAGAAAACAAATTTAATCCTGAAAAACCATTTATGAAACAAGTGCCTGATGATTACAGGCAGCGTAAAAACGAAGAAGTTGTTACTCGTTATGTAGATGATATATGGGAAGCTACAAAGATAGGGGGAAAAATATTGGTAAGAGCAAGACGTAGACCAAATCAAATACGTTCAGTAGATGATGCAGGTACTACATCTCTTTCTTATGTTGGTTGCGTAAGAAACAACACTACAGGTAGATCTGTATCTATGGTAGATTTACTAAAAAATATACAAATGCTTTACAATATAGTTATGTATCAAATAGAACTTGCTATGGCTCGTTCAGGTGGTAAAGCTGTAGTGTATGATGTATCGCAACTACCTACAAACTTAGGTATGGATATGCAAACTGTATTGTATCACTTAAAAACAGATGGTATTATACCTATTAATTCCAAAGAAGAAGGCAATCAGTTGGCATCATTTAATCAATTTCAACAGATAGATTTTACTTTATCTAACTCTGTACAACAATTGATTAATTTAAAAATGATGTTAGAGCAAACAGCTGGACAAATATCTGGTGTGTCACCTCAACGAGAAGGCGCTGTAGGACAATACGAATACGTTGGTAATGTGCAAAGAAGCGTTGTTCAGTCTGCTACTATAACAGAAAGTTTATTCTATTCACATGCTATGGTCAAGAAACGTGTGTTTGAACATGTTTGTAATCTAATGAAGGTGTGTTGGGCTGGAGGTAAAAAGGCATCTTACATACTTGGTGATGGTGCATATAAGTTTTTATCTGTATTTCCAGATATAGCAATGCAAGATTTTGGTATATTTATTGGTGACTCTGGAAAAGATGATGCAATGCGTCAACAATTACAAGGTATTGCACAAGCAGCCTTACAAGGTGGACAAGCTACATTACTTGATATTGTTAAAGTATTAAAAGCAGATACATTTACTGAAGCTGAACATATACTCGAAAGAGCTATGGATGAAGTTAAGAAACAACAAGCTCAACAAGCAGAACAGCAACAACAAATGTTACAAGCACAGGCACAGCAACAACAAGCAGAGTTTGAGAGAGAAGTACAGCTTGAACAAGTTAAAAATCAAGCTAAAGTACAAGTTGCACAAATACAGTCTGAAACTGATCTTAAAATTGCAGACATGAAAGATGATCTTGCAAGAGAAACTAGTGATGTTGCGCACACAGTAAAAAACAAACAGATATTCTTACAACAAAAGGCACAAAATGATGCAAAAGCTGACATAAGCAAAGCACAAGAAGAAGCTGGTGGCAAAAGAATATCTAAAGAACGTGAACAAAGAATACAAGATGTTATTAAAAAATCTTAGTATATTTGCAAATTAGGGAATTAATTTATATTAAATATGGCAGAAGAACAAACAAATTTAGTAGAAGAATCTACACAGGAAACACAGGCAGAAACTACAACAGTAGAATCTACTGAGGAAAAAACATTTGATCCATTAGCATTTGCTACAGATCAGTTGATGGAGCAATTTCAAGGTAAGTACAATGAAGAAGCAGCAGACAAAGCAGATGCGTCTACAGAATCTGAAGACAAAAGTGATGGTTTTTCTTGGGATAACATCGAGGTTGAACAACCACAGCAAGAACAACTTGAACAAACAGACGAAGACTGGGATGCCCCAGCTCAACCAGAAGCTACAGAAAAAGTGGAGAGCACTGAAGAAGATGGACCTGTAAATAAAGAATTAGATTGGTCAAAATTTGCAAAGGAGCTTGGTTTAAAAGGAGCAACTAAAGAAGATATTATTTCAGCTCTTAATTCACCTTTTATTGAGCAACCAAAGAGCGATGTGATCAACAAGTTAACATCTTATTTGGATATGAACGATAGATCTTTGATTGCTGCTGAAATGAAAACAGACGGGCTTGAAGAGTTTGAAATAGAAGAAGCCATTGATAAAATGGAAGATTCTGGTATTTTAAAAAGGGAAGCATACAGAATAAGACGACAACTTAATAATGCTATAGAACAAGAAAAACAAAAATTCTTAGCAGAGAAACAACAAGAAGAGTTGTCAAATAAAGAAAAGGTAGATCGAAATAAAAAAGATTTACAAAATCATTTAAAGTCACTAGGAACATTTATGGGTGGTACAGTGACTAAAGGGCAAGCGCAAGATGCTTACAAATATATTACGTCAGGAAAAATGGCTGAAGATATCTGGAAATCTCACGACAATGCTTCGGAGGTAGCGATGTTTATGCTATTTAAAGACAAGTTTGCTAAGATATTGCGCTCACAAGGATTAGAGGATGGTAAAGCGTCTATATTAAATGACATTACATCACCTAGCCTTAGCAGTAAATCA